AAAATGCTGAGAATTGACCATTGGTATTATTATGAATAGAACTTTTTACCAATAACATGGACAATAAATAAGGCCTGTACTCTTCTGGAATGGATGATATAAAAAATCGGTATCTATCGATAAGCTTACCATTCTGATGTGTATAGTAGACTCTGTTTTCTTTTTTGATTTGCTTTGCCGGAGCCCAATGTCTCTGTATCCATCTAGGTACGCTTAAATCATCGGTACCATGGGCAAACGAATTTGCCTCATCAATATATTTTTGAATATTAGCTTTTTTTTCTTTATCTGGAGTATCCAAATAACAAGAGTTCAATGTTTCAGAATAACCAGCAATATCATTCACATACAATTTGGTAGATCGCGTTTTAAGAAGCCTTGAAACAATACCGGAACCTGAAAAAGCATCGGCGGTTTCAAAGGTTACACTATTCAAATCTTGCTTTACCATGTCAATGATATCATTTATTTGTGGCAATAATTTTCTTTTATTTCCCATGTAAGTAATGATTTGAGATTTTAAATATGGCGACTGCATTATACAAATAAAAAATAAAAAATAATTGTTTTCTAAACAAAGCAAACGTATATAATCTATTTTGAAGAATTTCTAATAAGCGTTGGCGTCTGATATTTTTTTTGCACTTGAATTGGCTCTTTTAATTGAATCTTTTTAAGATTAATAAAGCCTTTTTTTTGATCATAATGGATGTCGTGATTACGAAGACACACATTATTATCATTTTTTGTCATATAAGTATGTATACCATTCCTTATGTCTCTACTATTCAACTTAGGATGGTTATTATAAAAGTCGCGCCTTGCCTTCGTCTTATAAGACTTGGGTATCAACTCGGTTGGAGTTATAAAATAGAGAATGGCTCCATTCTTCTTCTCTAGATTAGAATCAGTTACATTGTGCACCTTTTTGAGATGCGCCACTAGGTGGGCTTTTTGGGCAAATCCTCTGTTACAGCACGAACACTGAAAAGGACGATTGCATTCTTCTGTATGATGAGCATTGATATGGTTGATCAAAACACACTTGCCATAGATTGTCTCAAAATTACAATGAGGACAACTATGGACTACACGTCTTTGTTTTTTGTTTTCACGGTAATAGTCGGTGCTATTTTTGGTCATGATGATTAAAAGCCATTAATCGCAATAAATTAGTTTCAATTTTTTAATTTTTTGATGTACAATTTGTCGATTTATTGTAAATCTTACTCGACTTTAAATAATTTTCAAAGGATTTTGTGAAATTCATATAGGTAGAATTTTTCCTTTTCTTCTTTTTTTTCTTTTTCCTTTTTTTAACCTTCTTTTTTTTCCAGTCTCGCCAACACCTTTGAATTCTAGAAGCACGATTATGCGTTTCAATAGGAATGTTTGAACCAAATATCCTTGCAGGTAGCATATTATATTTAATATATGCGTCCCAATGTTGAATACCCATATCCTTATTACAATCTCGACATATCGGTAACATATTTCCAATGACACATTTTCCTCCCATTTTCTCTGCTAAAATATGTCCTGCTTGAAAAGTATGATGACTGGTAAACGGAGTAATTTTATTAATATTACAACAAAAGCATTTTGCTTCTATTTTATGCCCAATATACTTTTCCCATATTTTATATCTTAATATAGGTGAGATCTTTTGTTTTATATATGCTTTCCTGTTAGCATTGGGAATTTTGATAATTTTTTTTGGTGTATTATTTGCTTGTACCGATCTTAAAATAGATTGTGTTAATTCTGTAGGCGAGGGATGTTTTGTTTTAATATGTTTTTGAAGCCAATTATAACTTTTATAGGTTGCTCCACATTTCTTACAGGGAAAATTTTTGATTTGTTTACCAATCATTATGTATAGATTATTGTGATCGTATACTTATATTGTTTAAATGTTTCAATTTTCAGTGTTATACTTTTAAAGTTTATAAAAAAAGTTTTTTTTCGACTGTGTATCTTCTCACAGGATTTTATAACTATTGTTTCCAAAATGCATTGGTGGGATCACAGAAGGTATTTTGATTTCCACGAAGATCCTGGCGGTGATCTCCAAAGTATTGATCAGTAATAAGCAGTCCGCAATAGAGTCGAGGCGTATTTCTTTCAACATGATCTTGCGGATTTAAGACAAATTCATCTGTGTGAAGCTCCGTAGTGCTGAAGAATGCACGTGTTACCACTGCCTTCCCTATACACTTCTTATTACAGGAGATATACACGGTATCACCGACCGCAATTTTGTCGATGTTGGAAGGCGAAGAACGCCCCCAAGATTGCAACATGTGACGATGTGAAGCATTGGCGGCGGCTGCCTCCATCCTACCATCGCCATTGTAATTTTTATGATTCCAGGAAAGTTGCCAAGTAGAAGACATTATGTAATATAGTTTTAATATCTTTCTTATTTACCTTAAAAACAACTTCAATTTTTTAAGGTAATACGAATATTGAATAAAAAAGTTTTTTTTCGACTGTGTATCTTCTCACAGGGTTTTATATTTAACATCCGCGTTTTTTTTTGTTGTTATATTCTCCAATTTTCCCACATCCGTTTTTTATTTTTGCTTCATTGAAAAGGTCAGTCAATGTTTCCTTATGCGGTTCATTTGGTTTATATTGATGACCACGTCCCGGGATGATACTGTTCAAATTATCCGGGACAGCGATATGCTTCTTTCCAAAATAAACAAAGTCATCGCTTAAAAGCACATTTTTCCCACTCAGATCGGTTTCTCTGTGTCCACAGTTGTGAAATGGATTAGGGAGGAGTTCAAGCTCGGGAGAGTATATGGAGTCCATTCGAAGCGAGTAGTTAATGGCATATTCACGCATTGAGACAATGTCTGTAACCACTGCGATAAATATAATGCGTTTCTTCTTACCCAGTTTCATTTTAGTCCCCGATATACCGACGATGATATCACCCTTTCGAGCACAACGTCGAATAGAGGGCTTGCAATTGGCCAAACTGAATAATCCTTCTTCTGCACATGGCGCTCCGCCATTGTCGCCTTGTAAAATGTAAGTGTAAAGTCTTGCTGGCATAGTGATTATAAGTATTGTAAGTATTTTGTGATATAGTTGTGCATTCATATTAATCCCAAAAAACAACTTCAATTTTTAAGGAATTTGCAGTTGTTCAAATAAAAAAAGTTTTTTTTCGACTGTGTATTCTTCTCACAGGGTTTTATATTTTATATGTTACTAGATCTGAGCTTAGTCGTCAAGCTGGCCTACGTCCTCGTAGGATATCGCTTGCGGACCGTTGCTAGTCTTCTGAGGAGAAGATGACGCAATGCGAGCTGCAATTGGATCATTACCTGGACTGGTCTGAACGGAAGGACCCTTGGACTCGGTTGAAGTCGAAAGATCAAGGGTTTCCTTGCGACCGATCGTGGTAGAAGGGCGAGTACGCGGCTTGGGTGCTTCATCAGGCTTGGCCGAGTTGCTGATACTGATCTTCCAGTACCAAGGATCGTCGTAGAGCACCTTGACCTCATCGCCGTTCTGAAGTGCCTGTAGCACCTGCATTGCTTCCTGATCACGAGTGTTCCACTTGCCTGGGGCGAAGTGGACAAAAGCACGCTTGTTTTTGCCCAGCGAGATCACATCAACGCGCTCCACAAACCCCCAGCGGAGGTCGATGAAACACTGCTTGATGCGACGCCATCCAATGTTGTTGAAGACGCGCGGGATGCACAGACTGATGCCATCAGCGGGATCTGAGTTGCAGGCGGCCCTGCGAACAGCCTTGGCTGCAGAAGAAGAAGAAGAGATTTTACGCGAATGAGCTGACATGATTGTTTGTAAGTGAGTGTAGTTTGAACTGTTTGAGTACTATAATAGCTTGGGAGAATATCTTTATCTTTGTGCCAAATTTTTACTTCAATTTTTTGAAAAAAAAACGAAATCAAAGCAAAAATATTAATGTTTTACATGATTAGTAGGTGATATAGTATCAACTATTAATCATCGGGTATAGATTGGTTTTGGTAAGTTACTTTTACGACACTTCCAATACCAAGGAAAATTATATATCAGATTTACTGTATCACCATTCTCTAATCGTGAAAGCAAATCAGTATGATTCCATCTTTTAAAATGAATAAATGCTTTTCTAGATTTTCTACCAGAATTTACAATATCAATACGCTCAACTGTTCCGAAATTTTTGAAAATATTATTAATATTTTGTCTATTAATATCTGATTCAATGCGTGGAATACATATGCTTGGATTTGTACACATTATTACATACAAAACTATATTTCACAAAGAATCAATTTTGTGCGATCTCCTGTAAGCCTATATAATATGACTGTAAAGTGCTTAGGCAAATATTTTTAATAGAAAAGTAATCGCTGTTAGGAGACATATATTTTTCATCATATATCTTTAAGTCACTTATTTTATGTAAGGCACTTAAATATTTATAATTATATATAACAAAATGAATCTTAATACAGATCAAGATAACATAAAATTGAATAAGGATGCAATGGTAAATCAACGCACCAATAAAAACATGAGTCAAAATAGCAACCCTTTCATGAGAAAGACATCTGTAAAATCTTTTAAAAAGGATCCGGAGAAGGAAAAAAGTAGTAGATGGGCAAATTTAGATTTTAGCGAGCCCGAACAATCCAATCGATTTATATCTCATAATAATGATAATGATACATTTAGGAAGAGTGATGGTGGTTTCTCAAGAGACACGCGACACCAGACTAGCAGAAATTTTCGAAGAGGCGAAACTTTTAATTATAGTTTGCAATATGAGGAAGGATCGTCAAGAAAACCAGGTACAACTGGATTCAAAGGTTACGGAGGCTCTAATTTCATGAAATTTACTAAACCAAGACCCCCTACACCACCACCTGAGTTTAATTTAGATAAAATGGAAGAGGATTTTCCCACATTGGCATAATAAATAAGTTTAAAATTCTTGTTAAAAATTTAAACTTATAGTAATGGAAGAAATAGATACAAACTGGATTAAAGAATTTGAACAAGATGAAGAAATATATAAAGATTTTTATAAAGACCCCATTGAAAGCGTGAGAGTTTTTTTACTTTACGTTGATAATAAGAATAATTTATTTCATATTAAAAAAAGTATGTGTCCCTTGGATAAAACACTAATATATAAAGATACATTGATGGCTATTATTAAAGAAAATATGTTTCATAATCAGAAAAAATATAGACCCATTTCTATTTTAAAATGGAATATTACTATGGAACCTGAAGATATATCAAAATATATGAGAGATGAAACAAAAATAAATTTTTTAACCGTTGAAAAGAAAATAGATACTTTAAAATTTGACGATTCTATAAATTTATTTCATAATATCAATAGTCTTTATATTGTATACCATCAAAGCTGGAAATCATTCAATAATAGAACCAAAAAGATCTATATTAGTAGGAAAAAATTGAACCATCGGAAAACGAAGAACAAAAGAGACTTAAAGAAATCAGACGAATACTAGAATACAGATGGCATCCCTTATTCACGCATTAGATAAACACACCCCCAAGCAAGTTGGAGAGAATGGTCACGTCGAACATGGTTGGTCACACGATCTTGATGAAAAAATTGTACAATTCTTCTTCCAACTAGTTAGAAGCAAGGATCATAGTGATTTGGAGTGCCAGCATCGTGCGATTCTTCACACGATCAAAGGTCGAGAAGAAGAGTACAAAAATCAATTTATAACTATGTATAAACTGATCGGTCAAACCAGAGATATTGTTAGCGGAAAAGGCGAACAGCAACTAGCTTTTATGCAAATTTACAGCTTTTATGAAGCAGGATATACAGATCTAGCAGCATCTTCCTTCTTTAGATTCCTTGTTCTAGGAGATAATGAACACCCTTATGGGTCGTATAAGGATGTCAAATACCTTTGCAAGTATATCAAAGAAAAAACTGGATCGGAAGATCATCCTCTGATTGATTTTGCTACAAACCTATTGCTAAATGCTCTTGAAAATGACTTTTCACAATACGAGGAATGGAAAAAGGATGAAAGTAGACCTAAGCCTCAGTTGTCACTTGCTGGAAGGTGGGCTCCCAGAGAAAAGTCACGAGAAGGATGGGTACATGCGATTCTCGCCCGAAAGAAATACAGCGATTTCCTTATTACAGCTAAAAACAAGGAAGCTTATGCAAGGGCGGTCATCAAAGGTAAAATTCATTTTACTAAAATTATTGTAACTCTAAATAAATATCTTGATACAACACAGTGTAAACAGGCGTCAGGTAACTGGTCCGATATCAACTTTAATTCTGTAACGTCTTGTACTATGAGGAAACAAAGTCGAGCCTTTGCAAATAAAACTAAAAAAGGTGAAGAGCGAAGCAGTGTCGATGATCGAGTTAGCTGTGCTAGTAATTATGTATCTCATCTGGACGCAGCTAAATCTGATCCGAAAAATCATAAGGTTCATGGACGTAGGTGCAATGTGGGTGAACTTACTAAAGATGCCTGTCTTGTAAAACTAAGTGAAACAGCTGAAGTAGATAGAATCAATCTACAGTGGGAATCTAATAAAGATAACAATAAGGGTCTTGGAAATATAATTGCGTGCACAGATACCTCTGGATCAATGGAATGCGACGAGGGACTTCCTATTTATAATGCGGTTGGTCTAGGCATTCGATGCTCTGAAGTTACTCATGATGCTTTCAAGCATAGGGTACTTACTTTCAGTACTCGTCCACAATGGATTACTCTGAACGATAAAGCAACATTTGTTGAGAAAGCAAAGCATGTTAGAAGTGATTCAAATTGGGCAGGAAGTACAAATATTGGCGCAATGTTTGATTTGATCTTGAATGTTATTCTCAAAAATGAGATTCCTCCTGAATCAGTAGAGGATATGATTCTAGCTATCTTTTCGGATATGCAGATTGATCATTGTGGTACAGGAGATCTAAACACTCTTTATGATAATATATCGAAAAAATTTAAGAACGCAGGTTTGAAATCAAAGTTTGGCGTAGCGTATCCTGTGCCTCATATTCTATTCTGGAATCTTAGAAAAACAAATGGATTTCCTGTTCTCAGTACTCAGAAAAATGTTACTATGATGTCGGGATATTCATCTGCTCTACTAAATGTACTTTCAGACAAGGGCATGGAAGGTCTTAAGGAATTTACACCAGCTAAAATGCTAATGGATATACTTGATAATGATAGATATTCAATTCTTGATAGCGATCTCTACGAATATTATGCTAATTAGATAAAAAAAGCACTAAAAAATAGTCACTAATAAATTTTTTATAATTCTATTGAAAACAAAATAAA